ACTCGGGTGCAGTAGCTAACATATTAACCAGATAATTGACCACAATAGTTGATTTGCTGTATACGTTTGTGTTATACTACATAAATGTTTGATATCCTATCAATAATTCCAGGCAAAAAGAAAAACACAAGTAGCGGTTGGACTAGCTTCAACGCTATTTGTTGTAGCCATTTTGGTCATAAAGCCGATCGTAGAATGCGTGGTGGTATCAAGTTTGATGGTAGTAACTGGTCTATGCATTGTTTCAACTGTAGTTATAAATGTAATTTCATACTAGGCAAGCCAATCAGCTATAAGACACAGAGTTTATTAAAGTGGTGTGGCATCGATGATATTGAAATTCAACGATGGAGTTTAGAAAGTTTACAACATAAAGATTTGTTAGACTTTACTCAGCCTAAGAAAAAAGTAAAGATTAAGTTTAATGACCACAAATTACCCAATGGTGAAATATTAGATTCAACTAATCCATTACACAAAGTATATTCAGATTATGTGCAAGCGAGAGGTATAAGTACTACAGAATATCCCTTTCTAATTACCCCATCGGAAAAAGGTAGAATGGCTAACAGAGTCATCATACCTTACACATATAAGAACAAGATTGTAGGACATACAAGTAGATTCTTAGACAACAAAATACCCAAGTACTTAAATGAACAACAAGCCGGGTATGTCTTTAACATTGATATGCAGAAGCCTGATTGGCAAGTATGTATTGTTACTGAAGGTATCTTTGATGCATTAAGCATTGACGGTGTCGCAGTAATGCATGATGAAATTAATAGTGACCAAGCATTATTATTAAGCACACTTAACAAACAAATCATTGTCGTTCCAGACAGAGACAAAACAGGACTTAAAATGTGCGATAGAGCATTAGAGTTAGGATATCAGGTTAGCTTACCAGTCTGGGAAGCCGATATCAAAGACGTTAATGATGCAGTAGTAAGGTATGGTAAGCTACCAACGCTATTGAGTATACTTCAGTCGGCTACAAACAGTAAAATAAAAATAGAAATGCAGAGGAAGAAAATTGCAAGTAGATTATAATAAAGTAGAAGTACAAAAGTTGTTTTTACAAATGATGTTAACCAATGGGGAATTATATACCCGTGTGATGAACATTATGAATGCAGATAATTTTGATAAATCAATTAGGCCAGCCGCGGAGTTTATTAAAGAGTATTGTGGCAAATATAGTATGTTGCCAGATCAAACACAAATCAAAGCAACGACAGGAATCGACATTGAATTGATTCCTGAGTTTGGAGAAAAACACACTGAATGGTTCTTACAAGAGTTTGAACAATTCACTAAGAGACAAGAACTAGAACGTGCTATTCTTAAAGCCGCAGACTTACTTGAGAAGGGTGACTTTGGTCCAGTTGAGAAACTAATCAAAGATGCAGTGCAAATTAGTTTGCAAAGAGACATGGGAACAGATTATTTCTTTGATCCTAAGGCACGCATCAACAAATACTTCAATGCAGGTGGACAACAAAGCACAGGATGGCCTCAACTTGATAAACTATTGTATGGTGGTTTCAGTCGTGGTGAATTAAATATCTTTGCAGGTGGCTCTGGATCAGGTAAATCATTAGTTATGATGAATATTGCATTGAACTGGTTACAAATGGGTTTGAGTGGGGTTTACATCTCACTTGAATTGAGTGAAGAACTTACAAGTTTGCGTACTGATGCTATGTTAACTAGCATGAGTACTAGGGATATTCGTAAGAACATTGATGATGCACACTTAAAGATTAGAATGTCTAGCAAGAAGTCTGGTCAGTATCGTGTTAAGGGATTGCCTGCACAAAGCAACGTAAACGATATACGTAGTTATATCAAAGAAGTGCAGATCCAGACTGGTATCAAAGTTGACTTTGTGATGATTGATTATCTTGATTTGGTTATGCCTGTTAGTGTTAAAGTTAACCCTAACGATCAGTTTATTAAAGACAAGTATGTTAGTGAAGAATTACGTAACTTAGCAAAAGATTTAGGTATATTGATGGTTACCGCTAGTCAGTTGAATCGTAGTGCTGTTGAAGAAATTGAATTTGACCATAGTCACATTGCTGGTGGTATCAGTAAGATTAATACAGCAGACAATGTGTTTGGCATCTTTACAAGTCGTAGTATGCGTGAACGTGGTAAGTATCAAATTCAGTGTATGAAAAGTCGTAGCAGTACTGGTGTAGGTCAGAAAGTTGACTTAGAGTACAATATTGAAACAATGCGTATTACTGATGAGGATCCAGATGGATATGCTGACCAACAAGCAAAATATCGTCCATCTCCGAGTCCCAATGACATTATGAGTCAATTAAAACCCCAATCGACACTTATGTCTACTGAACCTATCATAGATCAAAAGACTGGAGAAATATTAGAACCTGACAACAAACGCATTGTAGCTGACGTACAGGGGTCAAAACTCAAATCTTTACTCAATTCCCTAAAGAAATAATTATCTAATCATAGCATAAATACTTGTAGGATAATTATATGCAAAAACAAACTCGCTCCCTTTTACAGGAACTAGAAGAACTCGGTAATAACCGTGATACAACTCACGTTATTGAGAGTAGGGCTCATAATATCATCAGTAGTGCTATTCATTTAATTGAAATGATTAATCGTCACTACCCTGAGGAACAAGCCCAACTACTAGAAAAGAAATTGTTAAGTGCTATCAAAAGCAAAGACAAAGCGAGATTTGCAAAATCTTTAAGGAAAAATTGTGAAACTGAATGAATTAAATCTAAATCAAGTAGTCGGTGACTATGGTGCCGCCGCACTGAAGCAAGTAGGTAATAGGATTACAGGCAAGGCTGAAGGTAACTTGTCAGTACAAGATAAGATTGCTAAAGATAAATTCATATCAGATTTTATCGGCAGAGCAAGTACTAATTTGAATAGTGCGATTCAGAGTGGATTAGTTGACCCTAAAGCAAAGGCTGCACCACAGGCAGCAGTTGCTAATCCTAACGCAAAGCCTAAACCAGTAATAAACAAAAAACCAACAGCTACACCACCTGGTCAACAGCCGGCGGCTCCTGCTTCGGCAAAACCAGTTGCGACTCCTGGTCAACAGCCGGCGGCTCCTGGTGCACCAAAAACACCAGAGCAAATTAGAAAAGAAAAACAAGCCGCCGCCGGTCAAGTAGCACAGCAACAAATGGGGGCCAATCCTGCTACAACTAAACCTGGTGCACCGATTGCTCCAACTCAACCGGCAGCAGTACAACAACCGGGCATGACTCAAGATGGTACCCCTCATTGGGATCCGACAACAGGCAAGGGTGCTAAGTATGATGGTGTAACTGGACAAACTACTCCCGCCTATCAAGCTGAGTTAGATAAACAAAAAGCCGCAGGAGAAGAACAAGCAAAAGCTAGACTTGCCGCAACACAAAGCGCACAGCAAGCTACTGCATCTCCCACAGCTACTACGGCTTCAACACCATCAACTGCAACCGGTGCAAGTGCTGAACAAGCCGCACTTGATAAGATGAAACAAAAGAATCCTAAACTTGCAGGCATGATGGCACAGGCTGGAATGGATGCAGATGGGAATGATAAGATGACGCCACAACAAACTGCGGCACTTAAAGGTAGATTAAAAGCAGGCGCGGGTGCAACAAGCGGACAAAGCGGGTTCAAAAACTATGTAGGTGGCAGTGGTGAAAGAATGACAGGCGTTGATAAGAGTGGGGCACCGGTATTTAAAAAGATTCAACGTGAGGGAACTTATTCTAAATTAGATTATATTTTAGAAAGTATTATTAATATCAATGAAGCTCCGGCGGCACAATCTATTAGTCAATACTTACAGAATATGTTTACTCAGTATTTAAAAGTTCCTATTACTGATCCTGCTGTAAAGACACAAGTAAAAAAATTAGCTGATATGGCACAGGCTAGCTATCCAAAAATGACTAGTGCTCTTACTCAATTAGCTAATTTAGGTTTTGCTAGTAGTTACAGTCAAGGTAGTGGTGCTGAACAATCCGCAACAGCTTCTGCACCGGCATCAGCATTCGATGCTATTAAAGCAGGTGTACAACAAGGCATGGGTGGTACTGCTAGTGCCCCGGCATCAACTACTTCTGGAACATCTACTTCTACCGCAACTACAGGTGGTGCTAGTACACCCGGAGCCGCTTCAGGTAGTCCGGAATATGACCAAGTAGTAACATTGATTAGCAAAATGTCTAAAGAAGAAAAACAACAATTACTTACCTCATTGACTAAGCCAGAGGCTGCTCCTGCAAATAATGCAGGTGCAGGAGCATTTGACCAGATGAGTAAGCAATTACAACAGCCAAAAACTACAGCTAATCCTATAGATACTCGACAACAAAAGTTGAATACTAATAAAGTTAAACCTGGTAATAAGGGTGCACCTACTCCGGACGAGCAAGCTAAATTACAGCAACGCATTCAACAACAATTGGCGGCACAAGCATAATGAACTTATCTGAATCATTGGCATATTTACGTGATACTATTAACAGTATAAACACTGTTAACGAAGCCTTTACTGGCGGACATGCTCCCCACTTAGAAGATTCAGTATTCTTGGGTGGCACTCAAGGTGTTGCTGATGCTATCAATTCAGTTAACACTACTATTAAAAAGCCACAGACTGCAACAATTAAATGGGATGGTTATCCTGCATTAATTTTTGGTCACGGTACTGATGGTAAGTTTAGTATATCAGATAAACATATGTTTAACAAAACAGATGGTTCAGGTAGAGCAATATACAGTCCTGCACAATTTATTGAGTATGACAGGGCACGTGGTGTTGAGCGTAGTGGCTTGGCAGCTATTATTCCTTCAATATGGCCAGGACTAGCAACAGCGAGTAAAGGTACGTCTGGATATTATTGGGGTGATTTGTTATTCAGTCAACCACTAGAAAATCAAAATGGTGTATATGTTTTTAAAGCTAATCCAAAGGGCATCACATATACAGTAGATGCTAATAGTCAAATTGGTCAACAGCTTGCAGGTAAAGTTGCTGGCATAGCAGTGCATCAATATATTAAACCCGATGCTCCTGCTAAAGCAGAAAAAATGTCTGCTAAGGGACAAAAAGTTCATGCTACTGATTTTGCTGTATCATTAAATGGTAAACTAGGTGGATTAAAAGAAGATTCTGACGTTGCTATACTACCTAGTAAATTACCACAGACTCCCAAGATAGCAATGCCGGAGGCAGAACTAAAAGCTGTTAATGCTAAAATTAGTAAGTACGGCAAAGCACTTGATAAATTTTTAAATACTGATTACTTGGGTATACCATCTGATGGATTCAGAAATAACATGTTAGGTGTATATTTTAACAATAGAATCAGAGAAGGTAATCTAAATGACCTGTCTGATGGGTTCTATAAGTTCATTGAGAATAGAGCAATGAGCGGAGTTATGAAGCAGAAGTTATTGACTGGTTATGTGGATAAGAAAACAGGTAAACAATATCCTGGACATATTCCCGCTAACCCTGCAGGAGTACAAGCACTGATGGAAATCTGGTCATCTGTTTATATGTTAAAAACTGCTATATTAAATCAATTAAATCAAGCCGCAGAATCTAGTCCTGTACAGGGTGCATTAGATGACGGCACTAAAGGGCAAGAGGGATTCGTTGCTAACGGCTACAAATACGTAGATAGAATGGGTTTTAGCCGTCAAAACTTTGGTATTAAGTAACCAAAACCGATATTTTTTTGTGTTAGGCATAAATATATGTATGAGGCAGTAGGCTTCAACACATTTAAGGAAATTTAAAATGGCACAATTTACACGCACAAACGGTGACTATCTACCGGTAATTAACTATGACAGCCCAGCTTACACTAACTCTGGTGTTAACGCTGTTGAATCTGGTGCAACAGTTCAACCACAAGGTCCTAAACTAGACTTCTTCACTATCACTTTCACAGGTGCAGTGACTACAACTCAGTTTAACACAGCGATCCAAACAATTCAACAATTAGCTACAATCTATATGTATGAGTACACAGATGACACTAATGATACATTGGCAATTGCTGTTTATCCAGTTGCCGCATGGACAACTGCAACTTTAGACACTGCTTTAACAGCGGCTGTTGAAGCTGTTACTGTTGCCGCTTCTGCAACATTCACAGGTTAATCTTTAACTTGAATAAAAGGCCCGAGAAATTCTCGGGTTTTTTTACGGCCATTAAATAGTAGTATGAGTTACATTATTACTTGCTACACGTTGTTTGATATTACGCAAACAAATGTACCTAATCGCCAACGTCCGGAAGTAGACAAAGATGTGGATGAATGGAGATATAAAAGAAATACTCAAAGTAATTTTGATACAATTCAACAAGTTATTTCATTACGTAGTCAACCTGAATTATTGCGTAAACCTAAAAAAGAATTAATAAGATTTGACAAATTTACTGAGTTTGGATTCTTATTTGAACAACAAGAGGATGAAATGTATCCATGTTGGTCATTTGATTTTACAATACAACATCCTAGTGTATTTTATGATGGTGTTAATGAATTAGGTTCATTATACCGAGACTGTGATAATGTACCAATGTTACGTTGTGGTACTGAATGGAACAAACTTCCTGCACATTTAGATACGAGTGATGAATTAAGAAACGTCTATTTTAAGGTATTATCGAATGATGAATGATATTTTTACTAAACTAAAAAAAGTTATCCCCAAAGAAACAATCAATAATCTAGCGGATTTGTCAGTATTCAGGGATCAAGACGGATCTTATCATTTGTTTGACAAGTATATCATCAGACGAGTAAGTGATGAATATGAAGTGACTGTTAATTCATTTGATACAAATAAGACATTCTATACCCTAAAACATGCGGTTGCATGGTGTACATTTGATAAAAGAAACATGATAGTAGATTCAAACCGAATATACGATTTGGACAAAAAAGTAGCTGGTTTAGAGTCTACTATTCAAGGGCATCAAAAATTAATTAAAAGTGCTAAGAATATGGATGATAAATTAATATATCTAGCCAAGTTAGGGGAAGAAAAAATGAGAAAAAGACAGTTATATGACGAATTAGGTCGTTATATAGATACTTCTAAATCTTGGCAGACAACTAGGTTTAATACAAAACCCGTATAATAAATGAAAGAAAGATAAATATATTATATATTTCTTTGGAAACAACTATGAAACTAACCGATCTTGACAATTCACGCCGCAACAATGTTTATAAAGCATTAAAAGAACACTATGAACTTCCGTTCAATGTTGACAAAATGCCATTAGCTTCTACAAGAGCAATGCTACAAAAAGTTCGCGGATTAATGACTGAATCTAAGCAGTCTTCTGACTTCTATGAAAGTCAATCTAATCCAGCATACATGAAACTTGTATTCATGGAGCAAGCATTAGCAGACCATTTTGCTGAATTACGTATGCAACCTAAACCACGTATCGTTGTAGAAAACGAAGAAGTTGAGAAATCACAAGTTGTTCTTGCCGCACAAGACTTAGTTGATTCTGTACAGAAGATGTTAGAAGAAGTTGGTCAAATGAAAGTTAAAGAGCTTCCAGCGTTAGTAGCCGGCATCGAAAGTGAAATCGGTGTTACTGAAAGCCAAACCTATAATGAGCAAGTAACTTCACAGTTGGACGCATTGTCTACTACACTTAACGATGCTTATGTTGCAATGAAAGCCGCATTGAATCAAGTTACTGGTCAAGCCGGTGGCGAAGAATTTGCCGCAGGTGCTGAAATGGGTGCTGATGCAGGTGCTGAAATGGGTGCTGAAATGGGTGCTGAAGCTGGAGTAGAAGCAGGTGAAGAACTTGCCGGGTTTGATGAACCTGAATTACCTCCAGAAGAGCCAGAACTACCAGCAACAGGTGGCGTAGGTAGAGCTAAGAGATAATATGTTTCTTTTTGAACTTGATAGTCCCGATCCGTTTGTTGTCAAACTTATTGCGGTAACTAATCAATTAAAAAGTGGCATGGACAGTGGTACAGAAAAAACTGACTGGACTACTGACGAATTTTTAAATTATTTACAAGCTAATGGTATCAATTTAGATACCACTGACTTATATAATATGATAAAAAAACCACCACTGCAAAATGTCATAAGTAATATACAAGGTGACACTGTTATTTTCAAAGGGCATGAGCCGGCACCAGTTACTCCAGAAATGCCGGATCAAGAAAATAGCCAAAAAGTTGTCGCACAAATGGCACAATCGGCAATGAAATGATTACTGTAACTGAAACAGCATCAAAGAAAATACAACAAACAATAAGAAAACGAGGCAGAGGTCTAGGCATTCGTGTGGGTGTAAAAACTACAGGATGTTCTGGTCTTGCTTACGTACTTGAGTATGTTGACACTCCCGCCGAACATGATATGATGATAGACTGCAATGGATGTAGTTTATTTGTCGATCCCAAAAGTAGTGCATATATGCAAGGCATGACTGTTGATTATGTTCGCACTGGCTTAAATGAGGGTTTTGAATTTAGTAACCCAAATGAACGTGACCGTTGTGGATGCGGAGAAAGTTTCAGAGTTTAAAATGGATGTTTCGCACATCGTAACAGTTGGTTGCAGTTTTACATATTGTCAGGGTTTGGATGATAAATTAGAAATAGGTTGGCCTGCATTAGTTGCTAAACATTTTAACGCACAATTAACTAATTTAGCTCAGCCTGGTGTAGGTAATGACACTATATATCGCCGAACATCTGAATATATTTGCAATAATTTACAATTTGAAAATAGTAAACCATTAGTAATCATAGCATGGTCACAGATTGATAGGCATGAGCAATGGTACCATCAACGCATGGTAGACCCGATGTTTGACGATTATCATTTGGTTCCCAAACCAGATACATTAATACCTAAGGATCTTTATGAAAGAGTATATTTGTATCATTACGATGAGGTTAACTTTTACCGAAAAACTTTATTGTATAAATTAAATTTGTTTAATCTTTTAGAAAATTTAGGTATTCCGTATATAACAACTGATTATATGACTTTGGATAGGAATGAAAAGATTATAAAAGTTGAGAAAGATTTTTTAGGAATGGCTAAAAGGGTAAATGAAAATCCTTTTAAGATAGAAGATTTAAGTATAATAAATCAATTTAAACCTAAATTGCCATGTGGACACGAAACTGCTGAAGGTATGGTTCCTGTATCTAACTATGTAATAGATAAAGTGAAAGAATTGCACCCTAATATTAATTTTAAAAATGATATCACACATCTTAGGTTAACAGATTTTATAAAAACCGGAAAATATCACAAAAAGTTCCCAGAATGGTGTCATTTTGTATTGTAATATGATACAATAGACAAATGTACATACCAAACAAATATAACTACGTTCCAATGAGCCGTGTCGAGATAGACGGCAAACGAAGATACGCTACTCCCGATGGTGAGAAACTCCCCAGTGTTACAACCATTTTAGATGCTACCAAAAGCGAAGAATCTAAACAAGCATTACAAAATTGGCGAAAGCGTGTAGGTACTGTACAAGCACAAGCAATTACTACAGAGGCTGCTGGGCGAGGCACACGTATGCACAAATGGCTTGAGAATTATATAAAGACAGGAGAGACAGGAGAACCTGGTTCGAACCCATATAGCATTCAAAGTCATACTATGGCTCATAGTATTATTT